GTGATTCTTGTCTGAACAAGTGTGTATTGCAAAGTGATGAGACAGTTGTGGAAACAGCTACTCTCGCTGCTGCAGTGGATACTGAGACGACAGGTTTCATTGAGGCAAATCAAGGACAAATTACGGGTCAAGAATCAATCTCCAATCCAGTTGATACAGCAGATGCTGTGACAACAGTTGGGTTGAAAGATTTCTTGTCCCGTCCTGTACGAATCCTGAATTTCACATGGGCTCAGTCTGATAGTGTGGGAATCAGTCAGACTATTAGTCCATGGAACTTGTTTTTCAACAACACGAATATCAAGTTCAAACTCAACAACTTCGCCTTCTTGCGTGCAAATCTGCATCTGAAAATCGTGGTCAACGCTTCACCCTTCTTATATGGATCGATGCGAGCAAGTTACCAACCTCTGCCGAATTTTAAGCAGACTACGATCATTGCAGGAACAGCAGGCGGTCAGACAAATAGTGAACTCATCCCGTATTCGCAGCAACCAGGAGTGTGGATTAAGCCGCAGTGTTCAGAGGGGGCAGAATTTATTCTGCCTTTTCTGTATCCACGCGCTTTTCTACGCGCCCAAGTTGCTCAAGATTTCACAGATATGGGTACACTACGAATGATCATCTACAATGTGCTGCGAAGCGCAAATGGAGCAACAGGGCAGTCAGTGTCAGTCCAGGTCTTCGCCTGGGCAGAGGATGTGGTGCTCGCTGGACCAAGTGTCGGATTGGCGATGCAGACTGATGAATATGGTGTGGGACCAGTGTCGGGACCTGCTAGTACAGTAGCTAGCATAGCCGGGAAACTTAAGAGTGTGCCAGTCATAGGTAAGTTTGCTACTGCGACTGAGATGGGAGCAAAGGCTGTAGCCGGGATAGCCAAATTATTTGGCTTTACGAATGTGCCCGTGATATCACCTGCGATGCCATTTCGGCCCTCTCCCTTTCCACAGTTGGCTTCACCAGAGATTGGGTATCCAGTCGAAAAGTTGACGTTAGACTCGAAAAACGAGCTGTCAATCGACCCGAGTATCCATGGCTTGCCTGACCACGATGAACTAGCAATTCAACACTTTGTTGGTAAGCAGTCGTTTGTGGTGTCATCGAATTGGAGTACATCAACTGCCGTGGATACGCCATTATTCACTACGAAGGTAACGCCGAACGTCCAAGTTGGTGCTTTCTCGAATCAGTCACTCTTGCAGAATACTCCGATGTCACTTGTGGCACAGTTATTCAAGAGTTGGCGTGGAGATATTATCTTCACATTTCGTTTCATCGCATCGCCTTTTCACAAGGGACGAGTGCGAATTTCGTATGATCCGGTGAATGCATCAGTGCAGACTACGAGTGATACAGGTCCAGTGGTGTTCAATAAGATCGTTGATCTAGCTGAGGAAACTGAGGTGGACGTTCGCGTTCCATATCAGCAGGCCTTGGCATGGATGTATACGTATCCCAATTACGCCACCACGATCTATTCTACCAGCACTACTCCCACATTGACTTACGATGACACATTCGACAATGGTATTTTGTCAGTTAAGGTCTTGACCTTGCTGACATCTCCTGTTACGTCTTCTAGTGTCGATATGCAGGTCTTTGTTCGAGGAGCAGAAAATTTGGAGTTTGCGAACCCACATGCGGTGGACCAGAACAGTACTGTGTTTACCATCCAATCTGAAGAGTACAGTGAGACCCGGACGGGCATGGATTTGAAGATGGGAGGTGAAAGCAGTTCACTTGTGGACAAGCGTGCGCGTATCAACTTTGGCGAGGTTGTAGGATCATTGAGGACTTTGCTACGGCGAAGCAACTGTGTGGATGTTATCGTGCCTACAGCCACGACGGCTCAGGTGGGGGCTTGGACGCTCCTTCAGACCAGGTTTCCTCCATACTATGGATATGATCCTGGTGCATGGTTTTTCAGCAAAGGGCACCAATGTTCCAGCCTCCGATTTCCCATTCAACTACGCTACTGTGATGCCTTGGCATCATATTGCGAATTGTTTCGTGGGTCAGCGGGGCTCGTTTCATTGGCACTATATGCTGGATGGAGCTATCGATGCTACTGTTTCAGCAGCGCGCTACACTTCGAGTACCAACTCGACCTCAACGAGTGCATCTACAATCGTACCAGGTACGGCTTCGGCCAATACCAAGTTCCTGACAGC